AAAGCTGGTAATAATTATTATGATGGCTATATGGCAGAAGTAGTTATGATAGACGGCACAGCACTAGATCCAACATCATTTGGAGAATTTGACGAAGATAGTGGAATATGGAAACCAATAGATGTATCTGGTTTAACCTTTGGCACAAATGGATTCTATTTAGACTTTGAAGATAGTAGTTCTTTAGGTAATGATGCTGCTGGTTCTAATAACTTTACAGTTAATAACCTTACAGCAATAGATCAAACTACTGATACTTGCACAAATAATTTTGCAACATTAAATTCTTTAGATAATTATTATGCTGCTTCAACTTTTTCAGAAGGAAACTGTAAAATTGTAACAACAAGTGGAAATATAACTTACAATACTTCTACAATAGGTTTTTCTAGTGGAAAATGGTATATAGAAAATAAAGTAGGTACATCTTCTGGTTCTGTAATAGGTCCAATAACAGGTGTTTCAACAGGAAACAATAATGACAATAAAATTGGAAATAGAAGTGATGGTTGGGGATATGATTATAGAGGTCTTGTAGAACACATTGGTGCTGATGTAGGTGGAAGTTTTGCAACATATGGTGCAGGAGATATAATTGGTGTTTATATTGATTTAGATAATAATGAATTATATTTTGCTAAAAATGGTACATTACAAAATAGTGGAACAGGATTAGCTTTAACTGCTGGTCTAACTTATTTTTTTGCTACAGGAGATAACAATAATGGTGTTGCTATTACACATGAAGTAAATTTTGGCAATCCAACATATTCAATATCATCAGGTAATACTGACCCTAATGGATATGGAAATTTTGAATATGACCCAAGTGCTGGTACATTTGATGGAAGTTCAAAATCTTTTTATGCACTTAACACAAAAAATTTAGCGGAGTTTGGATAATGGCTTATACAACTATAGACGACCCATCAGCATATTTTCAGATAGCATTATATAATGGAAATGCTGGTACACAATCAATAACTAATGATGGAGCCTCTAATCTTCAACCAGATATGGTTTGGATTAAATGTAGAAGTGGTACTCATGCAACAGAAAATCATAATCTTTTTGATAGTGTTAGAGGTGTTAATAAATTTGCAATTACTAATGGTACTACTGCTGCTAATTCAACAGACACAAATTCATTAACTGCATTTAATAGTGATGGATTTAGTTTAGGTACTAGAACAGATGTAAATGGTTCAGGTGCATATGTTGGATGGCAGTGGAAAGAATCTGCAACTGCTGGGTTTGATATAGTTTCATTTACAGGTAATTCATCTGATGGAGCCACTACACAAGATATATCACATTCTTTATCAGCAGTTCCTCATTGGATAATTGTAAAAAACGGAGCAGATTCTACAAATTGGGCTGTATATCACAAAGCTAATACTTCGTCACCAGAAACAGAAGTAATTTATTTAAATTTAACAAATGCTACTGCTGATGATAATGCTTTTTTCGGAGACACTGCTCCTACTTCAAGTCAATTTAGAGTAGGCGGAGATAATAGTGTTAATGGAAATAGTGATTCTATGATTGCTTATCTTTGGTCAGAAAAACAAGGCTTTAGTAAATTTGGTTCATTTACAGGAAATGGAAATGCAGATGGTCCGTTTGTTTATACAGGATTTAAACCAGCTTGGGTTATGGCAAAAAGAACAGGAACTAGTGGTCAAAATTGGGAAATACACGATAACAAAAGACCAGAATATAATTCATCTTCAAAAAGATTATGGGCTAATTTAAGTAATGCTGAAGCAACTGAAGATCCATATTTAGATTTAGTTTCTAATGGATTTAAAATAAAAACAAGTGATACAAATTATAATGCGTCTGATTCATACATTTACATGGCTTTTGCAGAATCCCCATTTGTAAATTCTAATGGTATACCTAACAACGCAAGATAATAAAATTAATTAAGGAGAAATAATGTATATAGGAAAACAACCAGTAGTCGGAAACTTTCAAGTTTGTGATGCTATATCCGTAGTAAACGGACAAGCAGCATATACTATGCAAGTAGGTTCTACAAATGTAGAGCCAGAAAACGCTAATCACATGCTGGTTAGTTTAAATGGTGTCTTACAAAAACCAGGTAGTTCTTTTACTATCTCTGGTGCAACAATTACTTTTGCTAGTAACTTAGCAACGGGTGATGTAATTGATTTTATTATTTTATTAGGTGATGTATTAAATATAGGCACACCCAGTGATAATGGGGTAGTAACTGCAAGTATTGCAGCTAATGCAGTTACGGCTGCTAAATTAAATAATGATATTATTTCAGGATTAACAGCTTTAACTGACAGTCCTGCTGATACAGATGAATTAATAGTTAGTGATGCTGGTACTATTAAAAGAGTAGATGTATCTCTAGTTGGTGGTAAAAATACTCCAGCTTTTCAAGCTACAATGAGTGGAAATCAAAATATTGCAAATGGCACAGCAACTAAAGTACAATTTGATACAGAAGATTTTGATACAGATGGTAAATATGATCATAGTTCAAACTATAGATTTACTCCAACTGTTGCGGGTAAATATCACGTTACAGTAAGATTAACTTATGAGGATGCTAGTGTTGAAGATAAAAGTCAAGATGCATTTATATATAAAAATGGAAGTCAAGTAATGGCACATAGAACAAGAACAAGTGGCAGTACAGGTAGAGATAAATCAACTGAAGTAAACGCTATAGTTACTTTAGATACAGATGATTATATTGAGGCTTATACTAACCATAATATAGGTTCTACAAAAGCAATTTTAACAGGCACTGGAAGTTCTGTATTTACAGCATTTAAATTAATAGGAGCATAATAAATTATGGCATCACTTTATACAAAAACAAAACTTTATATAGAAGCTAATTCTGATACATGGGATGATACAAAAGTATCTTTACAAAATGATGGCTCTGGAGATTATATTAAAATTTGGAATTATAGTTTTGCTAAACCAAACGACTCTAAAATAGCAGAATACGAAACAGCTGGTAATACTGCTGAAACAAATAATGGTATAGACATAACTAGAAAATCTGAGTATGGATCATGGGAATCTCAGATGGAGATGATTTATAAAGATCAAAAGAACGGCACATCAACATTTAAAGATCATTGTGATAAAGTAAGATCAGACAATCCAAAGGGGTAATACATGGCAGTATTATTTGCTAACAACAACTCCTTATCAGCAATAACATCTTTACCAGCATCTATTTCTGGTGGTGCTATAAATCTTATCTCTACACAAACTGCATCAAGTTCATCTACATTAGATTTTACATCTGGTATTAATAGCACTTATGATGAATATGTGTTTAAGTTTTATGATATTCATCCAGCAACTGATGGTGCTTACTTAACATTTCAATCAGATACTGGAACAAATACAAATTATAATCAAACAGTTACATCTACATTTATTTATGCACAAAATGATGAAGCTGATAGTGATACAACTCTTGCATATGCTACTTCAAGAGACCAAGCAAATGGTACTGCATTTCAACCAATATCTTTAAGTATTGATGCTGATAATGATAGTAGTTTTTCTGGGCAACTTCAAGTTTTTGCTCCATCTTCTACTACATTTACTAAACAATGGATGTCAATAGGTAATGAAGTAGGGAATGGTTATTACAATTATAATACACATGCTGGTGGTTGGTTTGATACAACAAGTGCTTTAACAAGATTTCAATTTAAAATGTCATCAGGTAATATAGATAGTGGAGTAATAAAATTATATGGCATTAGTTAAATATAACAACAATAGTATAAGTTCTGTTACTTCTGTAGCTTCAATGCCAAGTGGTGCATTAACACATATTAAAACCCTAAGTGGTAGTAATACTTCTACAATATCATTTGTACATGGAAGTTCAGATGTAGTTTTAGATGACACATATCCTATTTATGTTTTTAAATTTTTTAATATGCATCCAGAAACAGCAGATAGACAGTTTATGTTTCAAGGAAGTATAGATACTGGATCAAATTACAATGTGTCTATGACTACTACTAATTTTTATAGTTACTATGCTGGCGGTGCTAATTATTTTGAATACACTTCATCAGAAGATCAAGCTAATGGTACTGGATTTCAAAGAATATCTACAACTGTTAGAAATGATAATGATAGTGCTTGTTCTGGTGAATTATTTTTATATGGAATTTCATCGACTACATTTGTAAAACATTTTGTATCAAAGGTTCATGCTTTCAATCAAGATAATGCTGCTGCTACTGCATATGTTGCTGGGTATTTTAATACTACTTCTGCGTTAGATGCTTTTCAATTTAAGCAAAGAACAGGAAATATTACTGGCAAAATTAAACTTTATGGAATAAAGGATAGTTAATGAGTATTGTAAAATTAAATAATAATGGAGTAAAGAACGCAACTGCATTTGGAAGTATTACTGGTTTAGGTAGCATGGTATTTATTAAAAAATTAACAGCTTCCAGTTCTGCAGCTTTATCTTTTGTTAATGGAACAAGTGATGTTGTTTTGGATAATACTTACAAGGAATACTTATTTACTTTTAATAATATACATCCACAAACTGATAATACTTCGCCAACAGTAGGATTTAGAGATGGTGGAACTGATTATGATGCAGTAAAAACTACCACTGCTTGGAGAGCACAACATAATGAAGCAGGTAGTGATCAAGCATTACAATATAATGGTGGAGATGATTTAGCACAAAGTACAGGATTTCAAAAATTAAGTACAGTCTGTGGTAATGATAACGATCAATGTTATTCAGGAACTATGCACTTATTTAATCCATCATCAACAACTTTTGTAAAACATTTTATAATTACAGGAAATGTAACAGACACATCAAATTATAGTATTAATGACTATCAAGCTGGATATATAAATACAACAACAGCTATTGATGGAGTACAATTTAAAATGAGTTCAGGCAACATAGATGCTGGAGATATTTGCTTATACGGAATTAATTAAGGAGAAACAATGCCAAGATATCACAATATAAATGGAAACGTAGTACAGTTTACAGCTGCAGAAGAAGCAGCTAGAGATGCTGAAGAACAGGCATGGGAAGATGGTGCTCTTGCTAGAGCACAAGCTAAACTTAGATCTAGAAGAGATGCTCTTTTAGCTGAGACTGACTTCTATGCTTTATCAGATGTTACTATGTCAGATGACATGAAAACATACAGACAGGA